TGAATACCATCACGATAAACGACAGGGTGTTCGGGTGCGCCGGCCAGGGGCAGCGCGCCCGGTCCGGATAAACGCCCGGGCCCAGCCCGTAGAGGTTCTGCGTCGAGAAGAGGTCGCAAATGTCCGGCTTCGGATGTGCCGGCGAGAGCAGGAATTTCCAGCCGGCGAAGTCCGGATGCCCCCCACCGCCCATCATGTACGCCTCGCCGTGCGCCCGGTTGATCTCCGTGCGCATCAGCCGCATCGCGTTGTCCATCGGGCTCCCGGCGCTGGCCAGCAGCGAATCCTCGACTGTTTTGCCGATCTGCGCGGCGTTGGCGGCGCCGATCTTGTCATGGATGTCCGCCGGCACCGGCAGGCCGCGCGCGAGCAGCTCCCGCGCCGCCTGGCTCGCGCCGTGGCCCTGGATCACCGCCCGCTCGATCGCGTTGACCACCACATCCCGGGCCCCGCGATCGAGGCGCCAGATCCGGTCCGAGATCTGCAGGCCGTCCTCGGCGACGAAGGTGCGGACGAAGTTCAACGCTTCGTCGGCGATGCGCATCGACGCCGGGCTGCCGATCACCGCATCGACCCCCGCCACGGCGGCAAAGGGCCGCACGCCAAGATCCGCCGCCTGGCCCAGGCTGGCATCGAGTAGCGCGTCCCGCGCCTGCCCGAGCTCCCGCAGCCGCGCCTCGATCTGCGCCAGCGCGCTGCGCAGCTCCTGCAGCGCCAGATTGCCGTCCGCGCCCGCATGCTGCGCGATGCGCTCCGCGATATCGGCCGCGGCCTGGCTGTAAATGCGCTCGAGCTCCTTCAGACTCTCTGCGGCAAGCTTCTCGACGGCCTTGTTCGCCGCCGTGCTCGCGCGCTTGATGGCCGCCTGCGCCGCGGGGCGGGAGGGGTCACTCATTACTCATCACCCATTACCGTAATCAGCGATTCTTGATCGCCGTCCCGCTCTCGCCCTTCCGTGCATTCCCCGGCGTGATGCTGACCTTGCTTGTCCCCGCCGGCGCAATGCTCTCCGGATCCGGGTAGGGATCGACGTTCTTGCGTTCCCATTCCTGCCGCTGCCGCACATAGGCCGGATCGTAGCCCAACTCCTCCCACACCATCCCCTGCGGCATGCCGAGCGCCGTCAACTTCAGACCTCGATCCGCCGCCTGGTTCTCCGTCTCGGTGCGGCGCTCAGAGAAGGCAATGCAAAAATCCTCGTCGTCCGGGTTGATCCCTTTCAGTAAAAGCTGCAGCCGGAAGCCCTGTTCGTAGCCGAACGACATCGTGTCCTGCAGCACGTCCACCTCTTCGTAGTAATCGCGCTTGAGATCCTCGAGGATGTCGCGCGCCATGCCGTCGGTGTAACCCATCATGCCCTTCGGCAGCGGACTGCCGGCGAAGAAGGTATCGAGCAGGTGCACCACGTCCGCCACCTGGTTCAGGTTGGCGTCGCCCTGAATGGGATTGACCCCGCCTTTTTTGTTCTGGTAATAATCGGTCGTGATCTCACCCTGGTCCTTCTCCACCCGCAGGCGATATTCTTCCAGATCGTCATTGCTCGCGCCCTCCAACACGTGATTGAGGCGCAGCGGCGCGCGAACGCGCCGGCGGATCACCAGGTCCTCTTCGGTCATGATCAGCTTGCGCCAGGTGGTGCGCGCCGCATCCAGGAACGGCCGGCCGAGCGAGCCCATGTCGTCGAAATTGTCCGGGTCGAAGCGTGCGACAAATAATTGCCACAGCGGAAAAATCGCCTGCTCCGTGCCGGTCGCGACATCCATTTGCACGTAGGCCTTGCGTACATCCTTGAACCGGCCCGAGGCATCGACGTCCGGGATGATCGTCTCCGAGGGCATGCGCACGCCGGCGATGACGTTGAGATCCTTGTCGAGCACCCACTGCGAACACAGATTTCCTTCCATCACCAGCCCGCGCGCATCGCTCTTGAGCTTCTCGACGCGATTGAGCTGCAGCCGCCTCCCGAAATCCTCCCATACCTTCGACAGCGCCTTGTTCTCGGTGGCTTGCTGCAGGATCAGCCCGCCTTTGACCGCGTCGCGCGCGACTCGCGAATGAATGCGCTTCACGCGGCCGTCGAGCCGGTCCATCTCACGGATGTCCAGGATCGCCTGCCGGAGATCCGGATCCACCCACATGATGCGGTAAAGGTATTTGAGCTGGTCTTCCGGCGTCGGCCGGCGTCCCCGCTCGCTGTCCGCGCCGCTGTTGTTCGCGGCCTGCTCGTTGGGTAGCGTCGCCGCTGATTTGGTGCCGAAAATTTTCTGTAACAGTCCCATGATGGCCCTCTATGCGTTGCTGTTTTCCAGATACTCGCGCGCGCTGATCCCGACCGGGCCGCGCGGCGGGCCCACGTAACTGACATTGCGCCAGCCGTCGATCAGCCCTGCTTGGTGCAGCTCCCTGATAAACGGCACGGCGTCCGGAATCTCGGCGAGCACCAGAGACCGCATCGCCTCCGCCCGGGCCTGAGCACTCGCGTCAAGCTGTTTCGATTCACCGTTCACGATTCACCATTCACGCTGCGACTGCCTGCGGCAGCCGCACCGCCTGCCCGAGCAGCTGCTCCCGCGTCTGTATCCGGGTGGTGATGACCGTTGGCATGTCGATCACGCCGCGCGTGACCATCGCCCAGATCGCCGCCATCGCCGCGTCGAACAAATCGTCCCCGATTTTCGGATCGACCATCCGGTAGCTGGCGTAGCTCGCCTTCGTCGGCTCGGCCTTGATGTTGACGAGCTGGCGCACGAACGCGGTCCAGTCCGGGCCCGCCTCATCGCTGTCGGTATCGAAAAACGGAATCGCCGCCTGACTGTTGCTGAACGCCGAGCGCAGCGCGCTGGCCATCGAGTGCTTGACCATGCCCTCGAAACGCAGCGGCGCGAAAGCCCAGTCCTGCCAGGTGCTGCCGGTGCTCTGCCCGTCGCCTATCGTGCGCCGGTCGATCTCGGTCAGTCCCCGCGCATACAATCGATCGTTGAGACTGGTGAGCATGCCCACACCGTACGCGTCGCCGATCGCATAGTCCGGCCGGAAATACTCCCACAGCCCCAGCAGGTCCAGCTCGATCACTTTGTCGTCGGTGCCGGCGGCCCAGGTCCGCACGTAGGGGAAGGTGGTGAAATTGCCGATCTGCTCGATCACGACCAGTGCGGACTTCGACGCCGTCGGGCTTTCGCCATGCCCGGTATGGTCATAACCGAACGAAATCAGCCCGCGCTTTTTATAACGCGCCCCAGGCAGCGGCCCGGCGATCTCCAGCCGCGCCTTCAGCCCCACCGTCAGTGCGCGCCGCACCCAGTGCTCGTGGATGTGGTGCATCGCGGCGATGTTCTTGCACAGGTATTGCCGGATCCATTCCGCCGCCGGCAGTTGTCCGCGCAGCGACAGCACCTGCTGCTCGTTGAGGATCCCCATTTCGATGCCGAGGTAGACATTCACCACGGGCAGCACATGATATTCCCCGCTGTCGATCATCCGCTGCAGAGTGTCCGCGCCCTTGAACACTCCGGAGATCCGCACGCTGGGCTTGAATGAGGCCTCGCGCGGCGCGCCGAGCCGGCCGGCGCCGCCGAGCATCGGCAGGAAGCGCGAGAGCAGCCGCTCCTGGGGCATGTCGTCGGTCTCTTCCAGCGAGGCGATGGTGAGTGCGTCGCCGTCGATCTGGCTCATGATGCCGTAGGCCTGCGCCTTCGCGCGGTTGACGAACTCGTACGCGGAGTCGGACAACCGCTCGCGCCCGTTCTTCCAGTTGATATAGGCGCGCAGCGCCGGCGAGCTGCGGATCGCGTCAGTGTGATAGCGGATGTTGGTCAGCGCCTGCTGCAACCGCGGCGCGACCATACCCTCTTCCTGGAATGCATTCGTCGCCAGCGCCTTGAGGCAATACAGTTCCTTGATCGAGGTCTTGCGCGTGCGGCGGGCGGAGAAATCGATCGTGTTGCGATGCTGGTCCATCTCCAGGCACTTCAACACCTGCATGGAGTCGAGCTCCGTGTTGTGCATGTGCTTGTGCCAGAGCGCGTGATCGTCCTTGTAGCGCAGGATCTCTTTTTCGGCGCGGATCGAGACCTTCAACCGCTCCGATGCGGATAGACGTACGGTCATGGCGCCGCCGGCGAGGCCTCGCCGGTCTGCTGGTTATATTCGAGCAGCACCGGATCGCGCTCGGTGCTCTTGCGGCCGCGGTCCAGGCGTTCGGCCAGCTTCTCCAATACCTCCGCCTGCTTCGACTGGAAATCGGTGAGCTGCTCGCGCGTAGCCTCCTCGCCGGCGAGACGGCCCATGTCCTCTTCCTGCTGCTCGATCACCTTGGTGGTCATCCCCATGTCGGCGAGCGTTAAGCCGGTGCGCGACAGCAGCTCGCACATCGGCCGGAACAGCGGATGCGCTTCGAGGTCGTAGATGGTCTGCACCTTCCCCTTGTTATCGACGTACTGCGCGATGATCAGAACACCATCCTTGTCGGTGTAATACTGCGGCGTGCGCAAGTCGACACCGTCGGCGATTATTTTCTGCAGAATCTGCTGCAGCACCGCGAAGACCGCCGCCTGCAGTTCGGAATAAATCCCCATCAGCCGCTTCGGATCGCGCTGCTCGAACGCCGCCTGGTGCAGCATGAACAGCTCTGTTTTCTTCGCGCACGCCGGCTGCGCGCGGCACCAGTCGCGATCGACCTCACACGCCGCGCAGAAAGAATAGCCGTCGGGCTTGGCCGGGAAATAAGTCGCGGTCCGCGCGGAAAGGCCGTGCTTCATCGCATTAAACCGCGTGCGCTTCGCCTCTTCCGGTGTCGGATGTCCTTCGAGGTTTTTCGAAGTCGCCGCCTTCCCTTCCTCGGAAGTCGGCCCCGTGGCGTTCTGCCAGGCCTTCAACAGCGCCCGCTCCCACGCCGCCTGCTCTACCTCAGATTGGCATTTGGGACAGTCAGCGAAATATCGGAAAGGATGATGATCGAGCTCCGGCGCATCGGCGACGCGCCCAGGCTCGGCCTCGAAGGTGTGCCGGCACGGCCGGCACTGAAACGTTACTAGGACGCGCTGCTGTTTAGGGTCGGATTTCGGCATGCTGCCGATTATCCGACCTCCGTCAAGCCATTTGCAGGGCGGAAAACGGCCTAACTGGCCCTATGCCGCGCGGCGAAACCGATCCGGCAGTAGAGCAATGTTTTTCCCGGTTCGCAATAAGCCCTGCATGGGGAGCCATCCTTTCTCACTATGAACCGTTTCGGTGGCATTTGCCGTCACCAAACGGTCCTTGCGGTAGCGAATCCTGGCCTCGCTGCCAGTCACAGTGACCTCCTCGATGAACGTGGCGAGGAATTCCCGTATTTTCTGCGGATTATTCGACTGCAGCACCACATCGCGCACAAAGTCCTGCAGCGCCAAAAGTTCGATATCGCTTGCCTTGACGTCCGGCGGTTCCTGCAATTCCAGATCGGTCAGGCCGGACTCTATAGCACGAGCACGGCTGTTCAGGTCCATCAACCGTGGTTTCAGGTCGCCCAGGTTCAGTGAGTCCTTGTCTTTCGTTTCCAGCAGGTTGTAAAGCCGCCGCCGACGGGCCTCGACATCTCTGAGTTCGGCGACGAGCGCGGATCTGCGGCGTTCACGCTCTTTCGCCCATTCCCCGGATTCGCGCTCTATGTCGCGCGCGATCGAGCGCAGATTTTCAATGCTCATGATCTGGCTCACGATGTATTCGGCCAGCCACGCATCGAATTCTCCGGACGGGATCCGCCGTGGACGGCATCCCAACCCTTTTATGCTCCCGCTGCAGTTGTAATAGCTGTAGCTTCTCGACCGGCCGGTCGCTGTTTCGATCATCATGGCCTTGCCGCATGCGCCGCATTTCAGCATCCCCGTGAAGAGGTGAGTGCTCTGGGGGCTGCCGTGCCCTTCCTTTGGCGAGCGAGAGTTAAGCAACTTCTGCGCTTTCATGAATGACTCCTCATCGATGATCTCGGCGTGACTTTTCGTCCGGATCCATTCGGATTCCGGCCGCATGCGCTTCGCGTGGCGATCGCGCCGATTGAAAACGATATAGCCGATATACACCTGGTTTTTGAGCATGTTCGTGATCGTGTTTTTTGACCATCGCGCCCCGCGTCTTAACATCCCGCGTTGGTTCATGCCATGGGCGATGGATTTCGCGCCGGTGCCGGCGAGATAGCTGTCGAATATTTGACGCACGATCTCCGCTTCATTCTTCAGGATGACCAGGCGTCTACGCGTTCCTTCTTGCACTACTTCATATCCGAATGGAACGCCGCCGCCGTTATAAAATCCGTCGCGAGCATTTTTCAGCATGCTGCGGATCGTGTCGTCGCTGACCTGGCGGCTGTAATACTCATCGATGATTTCGAGCATCCCCTCCATCATCCAACCCTCTTTTGTCGAGGTGTCCAGGGTCAGCCCTACATACGCCATATCCGTTCCGTGCTTTTTGAGCTGCACTTTATGCCACGGAGCGTCAATGCGATTGCGCGCAAACCGGGCGGTATTCCAGCAAATAAAATAATTAACTGAGTTAACTCGACAAAAAGCAACAGCTTCCTGAAACGCAGCCCGATCGTCAGTTCTTGCCGATATTCCAGCATCGACAAATTCCCGCAGCACTGTTGCGTCCAGCTCCTTGGCTTTGCGCCGGCCCACATCCAACTGACTTTCAATTGGCAATTCATCCTCGGCCTGGCCGGCGGTGCTGACGCGGGCGTAGATGATGGCGGTTTTCCCCATGAAGCAGTCTACTTCCCGCGCGCGATGCGTGATATGTGACGAATGCTCACGATCTCACCCAACGAAGCCTTAATCTGATCCATAATTTCTCTCGGCGTTAGCCCCCGCCGCACCAGATCCTCGATGTGGCGATTCCGCTGATATCGCAGATAAGACTGGTAGGGCCGCAGCCGAAGTTCCAAGTAGCCCCGGCCGCTGTCCAGGAACGGCTCTCTGTCCAAGATGCGCCACATTCGATCGAACGATTCGAAACCGATGCCCTCAGCGACTTTCACCCAATGCGCCGGCATGCCCATGGCGCGCAGCTCGTCGAGGCGATAGTCGGTCGCCGCGCAAAAGTTTGAAGTAGTGCAAGTGGATAGGTACCCACCCCCCCCAGGGGCAGGGGATGGATCGGCCTGCCGACCCCCCACCCCTCCCGGATCTGTGGCCAGGTGCGCACCAGGACGCGCTGCTACGGCCTGCGAACTGCGCTTTTGATGAGGATTAGCCACAGCTCACCCCTCTGCTATACCTGCCGCGTATTGCGCTTTTAAACATAACACGCAATTCACAGTTGTGGGAGGCTGCACGATTTAGCCCGATATCGACGTTAGTTGCGGCCGCCCCCGAGACCATACGGGTTCGCCCATCCACCACAGAGTGAGACACCATATAAACCCCTATGCTTGGCAGCCTCCCTCTCTGTGAGTTGTGCGGGGCTGCAACGGCGACGGCGCGCGTCTCGATCTCGGTCATGTTTTCAGGCGCTTCAGGATGTCAGAGGTTGGTGTGCGTATCTTCGATAGCGGGTTCGCACGATCGACTTCGTGCACCAGTTTTCGCATGGCTAGGTGCGTGTATATCTCGGTGCTCTTGGGATCAATGTGACCCATGAGCTGTTGCTGCACGAGGATATGGACATTTCCTTCCGTCAGCTCGGTACCGTAAAGATGGCGCAGCGCATGGGGATGCAGCTGCTCCTCCGGTATCCCGTGCTGTCGGCCATACTTGCCGATCATCTCCAGCACGGCGCGGCGATTGAGTCGCCGGCGTTCACCTCGATACTCGGCTGGCGGACAAGTCCGGTTGCGCACACTCACAAACAGCACATGGCCACCATCAGGCAGCGTGCGATC